GTAATAAATTTAAATGTTGGCCCCGTAGCCGCAGCCAACTTTTCCATTGCTCGACGCGCTATTTCGCCAAGATTGTCATACGCATCTGCTGCCGCTTTTATTCCGTCTTCGTGTTGTTTTGCAATCGTTGTTACTTTATTTAATTCTTCCCCAAATCCTTTGGCATCAACGCCCTTAAAAGCCCTACCAAAAATGTCAACGCCTTTTGCGCTCCTTGTAAGAGAATCATTCATCTCGGAAAGCCCGTTTGCTGCTTTCCTAAACAATTCATCAACGCTTAATGTTTTTAGGTCATTTAAAGAAATACCCAAACTTTTAAGTGTTTTTTGCGCTTCAAAAGAACCTTCAGCCGCTTTATCAATGTATTGCGTAAAGCTCGATAAAAATTTAGATGCGTTACTGGCTTCACCTCCGCTTTTTGCCAAAGCATCCCGCAACTGGATGATTGAGGAAATTGCTACCTCATTGGCTTTGGCAACGTCTACCAATTCATCGGCATACCGTGCTGCCGCCACTGTCGCTGCAGTAAACGATGTTGCAGCTATAGCTGCGTATTGCTGGGCAAATTGACCAATTGCTTGCAATCCACGTTTTGCGCCTTCGATCCCGCGAGTAAATTCCGCGCTGTCCAGCCCTAACGTAACACCCAATCGACCAATAAAGTTTGTCATGTTTTAAACCTGTCTTGCCGAAACCCCGGAGCAATCATCATGTAAGTTTTTAGCGCGTTATTTGTTGCCTCTTTTTGCTGGTCTTCGCTCAACGGAGGAACTATGTAATCATAAGCGGATGACAAAATCTTGGCTAGCTTATAGTCCGGTGTATTAGCTGCTCGCATGTAATTAAACACTCCCGCAGTCAATTGCCCAAACAACGTCATTAAGCCCTGATTACCCAGCACCCCGTCAGCGTACATAACTTGTATTCGGGCCATTGTCATTTCATCTAATAGCGCCAAACTGTCGTGCGTGTGCCCATTGAAGATCATGGCGCATTCCACTTGCGTCCTCAATGAGCGAATTAGTTTCCCCGAGTTTCCTTGTAATTTGGGCTAATGGCTTCGGAAATCTTTTCAATCAACGCCACTTGCACAGTCCAAGGAAATTCAGCCTCTACTTCTTCATATGTCAAATCATCAAACGTCATATCCGGGTGTTCCGGAATCAATAGTTTGATGTATTCAACCACCCTATTTTCGGTCATTGCTTTATTTTTTGCCGCTTCTTTTATTGATCGACCTTTGACCAAAATATCGTTTTCTTGATATTCAACCTCAGAATCTGCCGTGGCTTTTTCTTTAAGCAATAACAATGGTTCTGCTAGTTGTTGGTAAATGCGCTCAATGTGATCTGGATCGGGATCGCTAATCTTTTTGTAGATCGCATCTGATTCTGCGACAAAAGGAATGCGAACCTTAAAAGTGTGCCCACCCAATTCAAAAGATCGGGTAAAAATGTTGGCTCGTTTTGCTTGGTATTTTTCGCCAAGAAGATTTGAAAGTTTAGTCATGTCTTATCTGGTTTGTTTTGCTCGGAATTCGGCAATACGCCGCTTCAAAATATCTGCCAATCGGGTTACTGTACTTTGTGCATTTGCCTCCAGTGCTGGTCTTAAATAAGGTTGCGCTCCATGCCGTGATGTGCCAAATTCTTGCGCTATCGCTCGCGCATCTGATTTAATACCCATAAAAGATTCTGCATTTGCAAAACCCATTTTTTTTAATCGTTTACGCGCCGCAATCAATCCTTTGCCTTCACTCATTCGGGCCAATTTTTTTCCTGATGCAGTAGTAATTGCTGCCATTACCGTATCTGTTTGGGTAATGTATTTGCTGCGCCTATCTCGCGCCGTTGGTCGTCTTGCCTCAACTTGCAACGACAGCGCTAATCCCATCGTATCTTTTGGGGCATTTTGAATTGCAGCCGACAAAATAGGTTTCATGGCTTCCCGCACAGCAGGAACCAAAACTCGTTTTGCGCTTTCCTTTTGCCCAAAATCGGCCTCAAGGTTTCGCAAGGCTTGATCTACGTCACCAATGCCTTCTAGCTTGATAACGATGCCGCCCATGCTATGCCCCCGGCTTGATTATTCGGTGAAAAATTTCGTTGTTTAGCTCTTTGACGTAGCTAACAACTTGCGCCGGGGTCATTGTGTTGGCATGACGCGCTGCGATTTGATGGCACAGGCTTACGCCGGTCATGCGCTGCTGCAAATAACCAAACCATTGTTTACCGTCCTTTTCGGCTTGTGTAGCCAGAAAGGTCAGTAGGTCATCGCTGTTTTTTATATCGTGTTGCATCATGTCTTGTATAGCCCCACCCCGAAGGGTGGAGCAATCGTTTTTAGCTGTTGGTTGACCAACCGTAGCTGTTGCCGCCAACCGGGTGCAGCGTGAAATTGAACTTGCTTTCTGTAGCAGTGTTCAAATCCCAAGTCATGCCGCCAACCCGCGCATTAAAGGCATAAGCAACGGTGTTAGTGCCATCGTAGACTGCAACGACATAGGTACGGATAACAGACCCGCTGTAGCCATCGCCACGGATCAGCAATAGGGCAGGATCAGCACTATTCCAAGCCGCAGTAATTGCCATGCTGGTGACTTGGTTTTGCGTAGTGATCTTAGCCCCGGTACGCGCACCAGCAACCGCATAAGCAGCCACGGCATCGTCAGCACCGAAGGGAGGAATATTTTCCACCGGAATTTGCAAGCAAGTTGATCCTGTGCCCGTGCCGCCAGCAGACGTACCAATCAAATTGGCAACCTGCGCTGTCCAAGTGGAAAGCTGGGCATCAGTAAGGGGAACAGGTGTAACTTCGTCTTGCATCCACAGGGTGCCGACATAACCGGGAAGAACTTTGTTGATAAGCGCCATGATTTTTCCTTTGCAAAGGGTTGGTGAAAATTAGTGTCTTATCAGTTTGGTATATACATCGTGGCATCAATTACCACTTGGGCTAGATTTTCGTCGTTGTTGTAAGTGTTGTAAAGCCAACTTAAATCCAATTTTGCGACAAAAAAACCATATGCCGATGGATTGCCAAATGTACCGCTATAACCATGCATGGCTTGCATGATCTGATTTGACACTGTAAAACCGTCTTCAATCTTTTGCGAAAACACCGAAATTTGAAAAACAGGTGTATCTATGCCTTTATTGCTTTGCGTCTGTCCCGTGTACACCGGTTGATGAATGTTTCGCAGCATCCATGTCACAAATTTAGGCTGTGTCGCAAAATTGCGATTAAATGCCGCATAAACCGGCACGGGCGTAACCACTTGCTCCAATTGGTATTGGATTGTTTGCCCAAGGGTTAACGGGTTTGTTTGCGCCATTTAAACCGCCGTTACCGGGTCTGTACGATAACAAAGCAATCTCACGCTCATCCTGTCGTTGGATTCCCGCGCATCAGTTATGCGCCAATCGTGATTGCGCCATTTGATTGAATATAGGTTTTGATTGTCCACAATTGTTTTAGCATTTGGCGTGTAACGAATTGTGAAATTCACCAAGTCTTGATAAAGCCGATATTTCTCACTGATCCGCAAACTGTTGGCAACATCGCCAACTTCAGCCCTTGTAGCAAACCATTTTGTTTGTGTCGTTGACTGCTCACCAAACCCGGTCTTGCCAAAGGTCAGGTTATTTATATCAATATTTTCATATCGACGAATTGTCATCACATCACCAGCGGCTTATAGGGGCGCAGCAAAGTTGAAACACCAAACGGAATTTCGTGCATCACAGATTCTGTTGTATTGCTGCGATTGTTGTACAAATGCACAAACAAAAGTAATCCCGCTTGTTTAATTACTGGATATTGAGCCAACGGATTTGCTGCCGTTGTGTATTCGCAATAAACCGGGCTTGTCATTGAAGAATTTAAATTGCTTGGCAAACTTTGCAAAACAATTTTATTGCCGCTAGGATCATAATAATAAGTTGTCGGATTTACAGTAACCAATACGGGTGGGGTTGCTTGCGTCCAATATTTAACAGCATTAATTGCCACACCCGGCTGTGCTGGATTAAAATTTTGACTAACTTCGGGCAAATCCAAAGTTAATGGTGTGCCATACAAGGAAGATGCGTTATACCAAACTCGATACTTTACGGGGAAAATAGACATCCCCATAAAATCTTCAATTGCTTGTCTTACTGCTAATTCGAGCGATTCAAGGTAACCGTCTTGAGATTGATCTTCAAACAGGTTTAACTGTTGAGCAATACTTTCGGTATCAAGCCATTGAGTAGCAATATCCCGATTTATTTGCTCGACTTTCTCATAATTAAACGGATTGCGGGTAGGCGCACCGTAATTGAGATAACCAACCTGTTCAACGGTCATGCTTTGCCCCTATTAGGCTGCGCTCATCCGAACACCAGCAAACGGATCACGCACTGAAGAAACAACGCGCTTTTCGGCAAACATGGTAATAAAACCGGG